CCTTTGAATTGTAATATTGAATCATTTTTTTAGTATTATCAATATCAGTATTTTTTGAACTATTATATGCCGCTGCTGTAAAAAAATCTAACGCTTTAGGAGAAAGTTTTAATTTATTATCATTTGAATACTGTTCAACTTTGTCTTTATACATATTTAAATAACCGCCTAAAGCTATTAACATATCTTCCGGATCTTTAAAAACAGGAACTTTTCTACCATTTTTTTCCTGTAGTTCTATTTTATTTTTTAAATAATCAGGTAAATAATTTTTTAATTTTTCATAATCTTTTGGCAAATCTTCTAAACCAACAATAGATCCTGGATATGCATCTCTTTTGCCGTATGCCGTTTTATAAAACCCTTCTTCCATAGCATTTCCTAATAAAACTTTTGGATCAACATTCATTACTTCTGCCGCTTTTTGTATAGACGAACCTATAGTAAAGCCTCTTGTGCCTATTGTTTTACTTAATGCATCGCCCCAAAATTCTCTATTTGCCGCAAATTCTCCATATTTTTTTCTAAAATCTTCATTTCTTTTTTGCAATTCGGGCATCTTTTCTTTCGGAAACATTGTTTTAAAATCAGGATCTCCACCTTCAATCTGAGATGTATGCTGAATATAATCACTTAAAGGAAGTGTTCTATATGGCTCTGATTTACCCGTTAATGATGCGACTTTATCTAATTTATCATCAGGCATAAATTACTTTTATTTTTATTGCTGTGATTGCATTTGTTGAGCTTGAGCTTGTTGTTGCGCTGCCTGTTGCTCGGCTTGTTCTTTTTGGGCTGGCTTAACTATGCTTTGATTAAGTACATTATTTTGTATTGTTTTCATTAAATCAGATATTTCAACCGGTATTGGCGCACCTGTTTCCATTGACTTAATTACTACATTGTTAACCATTTTAACCATTTCTTCGTAAGCCCTTGCATCTCCTTTAGCTTTTTCCGTATTGGCTTCTCTTTGAGCTTTAGCTTGTTCTATCATTGCCTCTGCTTGAGCTTTCATTTGTAATGACTGCTGCTGCATTTGCGCATTCATTTGAATATCATTTTGCTTAGACGCTTGCGCTCTTTGACTAGCCTTCTTTTCCATTCTTTCAAGATACAATATAGCATCTTTATGATCGTCAATCTCTCCAAGTCTTGCGGCTGTGCTTAATCCTATTATTTGCTCTTTAAGGGCAATTTGTATATATTCTCCAAGTTTAGCTCTATCGTCTGATTTAGATGACATTTTCCAATTAATATCAAAAGTGGTATCAATCATATCAGAACTAATACCTGCCATTTTTTTATAATCATTGCTTTCAAGAACTATCATATCCCAAAGCATATATCCTATTTTTGTAGCTTCCATTTCTCTTTTTAGAAGATAATGTCTATACAAAAATTCTGTTGCCTTATTTGCTGCTGTTATTTGATTATCGCTAACTTTTGCTCCTCTTTTTGCAGAAACAGACCCACCTAAGAAATCTTCATTTACTCCAAATTCCGAATTTAAATTTTGCAATTCAAAATTGTAAAGCTGAATAAGAGTATTTATCTGAGCTACATTTGCTGAATTTGAATGAGGATTAATCGGAGGTGCTGATTTTCTTTCTAATCCAGTTCCCGTAGTATCTCCACTATCCCACCATATTTCGCCTGTTTGATCAAAAACTCTTTTTAAGGTAAGTTTATCATATTTTTCTCCATTACCTAAATCTATTGCTTGCAATCCATCTATATCAATAGAAATACCATCTGCCTTCATTAAAGATACCATTTGAGAAATCTTCAACTTGTATAAGGCCATTGCTCTAACATTTGATATACCTCTTTCAAGCAATGAGGGTTGATAAGTGCCGTCTGCATTTGGCATTACAATAGTGTAATTCATAAATGCATCAACACCATTTTGATATGGCCTAATCATATTAGAAGCCACATCCCATTCCATCATAAATTCTGTATCTATTGCCCATATTCCGCAATAAATATTATATCTTTCATTATCTATAATTTCTCCCTTTATTTCTTGCTTACCTGTTGGATTTGGTTTGCTTTTTTTAGGTATTACTACTGTATTACCATATTGATTTTCAGTCTTTACATAGTAGTCTTTATCTACGGTTTTAACTTCAAAATCAAATACCATAAAAGAGTAATCATCATAAGGTCTTGTAGGAGTATTAATCCAACTATCTGTCCATGTTAGTGGCTGAGATTGAATCAAGGCTTTTTGAGCTTTTTCAGCTATTTTAAACCATTGCTCTTCTGTTATTTTCGGGAATCTTCTTCTTGCTTCTGATATTGACATTGGGTAAGCCTCTCCAATTATTCTTATATCATTTCCTATAGGGCTTTCAAATATGTTATAAAAGCATCTTTCCGGCTTACATCTTCTTAATCTAATTCTATTACTTAAAGTTTTAGAATAAGATACAATCTTTTCTATTTTAGAAATAGCGCAATTGACTTCAACTAAATCAGAAAGATCTAATCTTTTTAATACATCGCTATCATTGTTTTCAAATATTTGTTTAATAGTTTTTTTAAAAAAGGCTTCTTCTGGAAGTTTATTTTCTAATTTATCCCAAATATCTAATTCATTTTCATCTTCCGGAGTAAATCCCGTTTCTAATTTCTTTCCGGCCATTTGTTCGGCAGCAGCAATTTTCTCTTTATGAGCCATTCTAAACTTAGCCATAAGTTTTTCACGCTGCTTAACTTGTACGCTAAGTATGTCTGTTGCTTTTACAGTAGGTTCTTCATCCCTATCCATCCATCCTGCAACTAGAGCCTCTTTATATTTAGGCAATATTTTAGCAATATCAAAATCTATATTGATAAATGATCTAGTGCCTTGAATACCTAATAAGTCTTTAAACTCATCATGGGTTATTTTACCAGCAGAAAACTTTCTGTTATTATCCCAGTTGGAATTTCTTAAATCATAATAAGAATTATAACCAACTGAAACATTACCCCAAAAGTTTTTTGCAAGTTTTAACCCATAAGAAAGTTTTCGTTTCTCATGAGGAGATTCAAAATGCATCGACAAAGCGGCATCAAAACCGTCAAAATTAACAATTTGTTTAGAAGATTTTTCTTCCATAAGATATAATTACATCGTCAAAGATACATTTTTTTGTTAAAATCAATATGAAAAACTTCCTTTCACTTTATATTGAGGTATAAACTTATCTTTAGATGTCTTAGTTTCTATGCTTTTTGCTTTAGTTTCTCCAGTCATATTTAACAAACACATCATAAATGAGATTGTAATATCCGATTTTGTACGATTATCCGGATTAAATCTTTTAGCATCTTCTAGTATTGGTAAAAAGAATATTTTATGACAATATTTTTCAAAATATATTTGAGCTAATGAAATTTGTTTTGAAAATACATAAGGGTCTGCTGATGATGTCGTAGTTATACTTTTTACACTATTTTCCCTATTTGGATCGATAGCCTCATTTGGCTTCCTTCCTAGCAATGGCAAACAATTAAGATTCATAATATTTTTCATTCTATTACTAAAATAGGTTCTATATTCTTGGCCTGCATCATGCTCTACTGTTGCATTGCCTCCCCAAAATAAACAGGCTTTCATTATTTCTTCATTGAAAAACTCTACTAACTTAGGCCTTCCTACATACAAAGCCATTATTTCTCCTCCTTCTTCACCCGTTGATTTAGACAAATCAAATTTCTTTCCTACACATATAGCACCCATAGATCCCAATTCTTTTGTGGTATCAAAACGAAAAGTATCCACTCCTATTGAAATATTTAAAGTATTAGTAGCTTTTAATATCTTTTTTTCTTTATCTACTTCAAACATATTTGGCTCTTTCGGAAGCGAATATATTAACCAATTACCATTTTCATTATCTTCAAAATCAACCCAATAATCTGTATCTTCATCACCCATATTGTTTGTATAAATACGTTTTTTATGAGTTAAAATTCCTTTTCTTAAAGGCACAGGAAAGTTCTTTAATTCAAGTTCTCTATTTGTTATATTGGCTGTGTTAAATGGGGAAAAGCTAGTTCCAAAATCAAACATATCATCCTCTACTATAGGAAATTTTCTCTTAAAATCTGATTTTTGTTCTTCCGATTTTAATTTATCGTATTCTTCTTCAAGATATTTTCTCGCTCCTAATATCAAACTTTCTGTTGGAACTCTTTCCGAAACATCCGGTATTTCTAATTGTTTTTTAATTAAAAAATTTAATGTTTCTTCATCTGGTTCATCTATAACACTTTTTCCAAATTCATCTATAAATCCATCTAATCCATCATATGCGCTTTGAAAATATTTAACCATGCCGGTAGATGTAGAATATTTACCATCTTCAAATTGATTAGACCCTTCCCATAATTTTTTAAAATTATTACCTCCTTTATCCGGAGGGTTTAAAGTTGTTGGGGCGTATATAAAACCTACTTTTCTAGCTCCTATTTTAACACATTCCTTAACTACTGCAAAGTACCTAGTTATATCAACTTTTTCCCATTTACCCCACTCGTCACCCAACAAAAAGGATAATCGAGTTGAATCATAGCTGTTAAGCATAGTAGGCATAAAGTTTATTTCAGAATTTAAACCTTCTATTTTTCTTGATCCATTATCTCCTCTTTTGGGAGTTTCTATAAAATGCAACTTCTTTTTATTAGTTCCGCTAGAATCTAATCTTGGTCTTAAAAATTCAGGCAAATTAAAAAAACCAATCAATATCATACTTTGATATAGCTTTTCGGCATAATCATCATTAAGTGAAACGTTTCCATAATTTTTATTAGGAGAAAATGTAGCTATTTTAGTTCCTATACAAGTACCCTGACTACTAGCACCTTCTCTACGTTTTTTACCTCTTAATATTCCTATAATTCTAGGGTCATTATAGCATTCTTGGAAAAATGAAAAAAATCTTCTATCGCTATCCCTGTATTCAGGTCTTAGTCCATTTTCTAATATCCAATAATTAAGATAATAATAATAGAAACCTGTTATGTAAGTAAGTTCATGATTATTATAAAACCAATATCCTTTATCGCAATAATCAAGTTCTTTATTAATAAATTCTAATTGTTGCTCATTGTAAATAGGAATATTTTCTTTATTTCTATCTACCTCATTCATGAATTTAGGCATAGAAGTCCTTACAAATTTATTATCTCCTATTTTTGGCAAAACAGAAGGTAATTCAGGTGTTTTACACTCTATACCATATATTATTTCAGAAGGCATATCATATATATTTAAAAATAAAGGGACTAAGCAGTAGTGGCTACTTAATCCCCTTTGTCGTGGGCTTTAATCACGCTTAGAGCCACTATTTCTAAGCGTAATTTATATAATTATCTTTCTAAGTTAGAAATAACTCCTCTTATATTATTTGCAAAAGTTTCTCCATCTTCGGTAAGACTAAACTCTGCTAAATTTTCAAATGGGTCTTTTGAAGGGTCTAAAGTTTTAATTGTAGTATCTGTTTTAGACCAATAAGCATTGCCATTTCTAAATACTATCTCGCTTTTTTCAACTAGGGTTCTTATTTGAGATATTATTTTAATTTTAGGATTTTTAAATGAATTTAAGAAAGTTTCAGAATCGGAAAGAGCTTTATCCTTATAATCGCTTCTAATGCTATCCGTATCTCTATCTACTCCATCTGGAGTTTTCATTTGTATTCCTAAGTATTTAGCATGAGGCAACATTTCTTCTAATCTTGCTGTTCTTGCCGTATCGTATGCGGTTTCTTTTAATTGACCTTTTTTAACCTTAGCTTCATCTATGTATGAAAAATCAATAAGCTCATAAGTGCTATTAACTTGTTTAAACCTTCTAGCATTTGGATGCTGATTTCTACATTGATTAGTAAGTCTAAGATAATTAACCAAGTTTTGCTTTGTTCCTGAAACTCTTAATTCACCATGACTAAAAGTTAATTCTTGAGCAATTTTATCATTATCTAAAATAGGATGTATCTGACCTGGCTCTCTTTCTCTAATACCTTTTTGTTCATCTACAAAAGGTGTTGATACATTTGGAACGTATCTAATATCTCTTGGTTGAAAATAATCATGGCCGAATGGTATTTCTTCGTCTAATTTATACGGAACGGGATCTCCATCTCTTGATTCTTCATCTTCTTTATATGCCCAAAGTACAGTATCTACTTTAGCAAGTACGGTAAAACCACCGCCTACATGAAATCCATCTTCTTTAATTTCCGGTTTTTCTGTTAATTTAAAAAGATAATGATCCGGTCTTATCTTTCTAATTTTAGTTTTATTCTGCTTTAAAACTTCTTTTACTACCTCATTTGGTATTTCTTGGGTATTGCTTGAGCTTTTAGCCATAAAAAATGTCGGAAGGTTTTTTAAACTTCCGACACAAAATTATATAAAGTTTTGTTAAAAAAACAAAAAAAATCTATATCTCTTCTTTTTTTGATCCCAATAATTGTAACATTTTTACTCTTAAATGCAACTGAGGTATTGTTTCTCCTGCCTTATTTTGATATGTTTTTGCCTCTGGTAATCCTTCAACGTAGACTTGAGTAGATTTTTTTAGATATTGAGCTATTTTTGTATTGTCAGCCCACCAAGAACAAGCCACCCATATTGATTTTTCTTTTTTAACTCCTGTTGAATCTGTCCATGATTCGCTATGCGCTACAGAAAAATTAATTACCGTTTTGCCATTTATATTATTTACTTGACAATCTTGACCTAAATATCCTATTAATTGAGTGTTTATCATATTTTTTTATTTATTTGGTGAATTTGTTTTTGATTTAAAACCTTCGTTTAATTCGTTTATTAATTTTAAAATATATGGATCAGGGCTTAATGGTGTATATTTTATATAATTTTTAGACTTACCATCCATTTTTGATTTATAATGAACCCTTGTTCTTGATATTCTTAATTTTGGATTAGCTCTTTCTACTTCCGAAAGCCTAGTTTGCCATTTATAAAAAGAAGGCTCATGATTGCTTAATACCTTTGCCATGCTTATTCCGGACATTTTATTTAAATAAAGAATGTAAATGGCTTTAGCCCAATCGTTTTTAATTTCTACTTTTGACATATTTATGGTTTTTATTTGTTTACTAAATCTCTATGATATAAAACATCTTTAATAACTTGATCAAATCTTATATCTAATATTTTTTCTGCAAATTCTAAAATATTCATTACTAAATCATCTTTAACTTCATACCTAATTAAAAAAGTATTAACACCATGCAGAACAGTTGTGTGGTCATATTTATGATTAAATGCCGAATGACTTCCTATATCACTTAATGTCATTTTTGCGCACTTATTCATCATAAAAAAGAATGCATGCCTGGATATTACTACTTCTATTTTTCTATTTTTTGCTTTGTAAACTGGATAGTATTCTTCAAAAAATTTTATAATACTATCAGAAAGCAAAGTTGGTTGTTGAAAACCTCTATAAGAAATAATATAATCATACAATATACCCCTTGATTTTGTTAGTTTATTGTATATTGATTCAATATCCTTTATTTTTAAATCTTCTATATCTTCACCAATTATGTTTATTATATCTTTTAAATTATCTTTTATTGTATTCATATTGTAATCCTCCTTACTGCAAATTTGTTTTTACTTGTTTGATGAAAAGCATATTTTTTAATTTTGCCATCGCCTATTCTTTCATAAAACTTACTTGGTATATAACCTAAGAAATTGGCTGCTTGAGATGCTTTTTCAAATACTAACCTCCTTTTATGTCTTTCTTTTACATCTTCAATATTCATATCGTATAATGCGACTGAATAGTTTTCATACAATGGATTAATTACATTGTTTACAGGTCTTTGTTTAATCATCTATCGTTTCTTTTAATCATTCAAAATTAATAAACCTAACTATAACTATTTGTTAAAAAGATTCAATATCCATAGGTTTATAGTTTAATTTAGGTTCTTCTTGTTTAATTTGAATTTTAATTTGTTTATTATCTTTTTGTAACAAATGCCAACTATTAATTGGGTCTACCGGTTGCCCTCCTTGTTCTAATCTTTCTATAAACCCACATCCATTTCTATACATTTCAAATTTTACAGGGCAATCCATAGATGTAGGCCTTCCTCCGGTTTCTGTATCTTTTATCTTTCTTACATGAACCTCTGTTACCATCCATTCCGTAGGATGAGATGTTATACGATGTATAGTTAAAAAATCATCCGCTTTATTTGCAACCTTTTGGCCTCCTTCCGTATCTGCCTTATTTGGGGCTAATGGATATTTCTTTTCTCCATCCTTTGCCCTAGCTGCTGCTGTTACTGCATGATGATTAACAAACCACCCAAAACTAGACTGTTGTCCATAAGATTTCAATTCACTAAGTGCTTCATAATGAAACTCATGTGTATTTAATTTGCTAAATCCACTTAAATCTATTTTTAAAGAATTATAAGGATCTATTAAACCATATTTCAAATCAGGATACTTCTTTCTAGCTTTCTTAACCATGTTTATAATATCCTTGTAGTTAAACAAATCTTCTTGTGCTTTAATCAAAATGAAATGTTTTTCTATAAACTCTTTTGCAATTTTATATTCTAATGGATTCATAGGGTACTTTCCTGTTAAAGACTTACCCCAATAAAATTGAATCATTTTTCTCATAAAAGCGCCTAAAGTATTTTCACTTGAAAATATTATACCTTTCCATCCATGATACATGGAAGCAACTAATAGCATCCACCAAACAAAAACAGATTTACCAACGTTATCTATACCGTTTATATTAACAAATGAATTTTCTTTAAATAAAAAATGCTCATCTAGTGCAGGACTTCCTGTAGTTAAACCTATTTTTAAAGTGCCATCTATAACTTGTTGCAAATAATCATCATAATCTTTTGGTGTTGCCAAAAAAGATAAATCTTCATCCTCTACATCTACTCTTGACTGTATAACTCTAGTGCTTTGATAATCTTTCTTAGGCTTTTCAACTTCTTTTCTTTCTCCAAAACCTAATTGAAATAACTTGCTTGCCGCTAAAGAATAGTCTTTATTACACTCCAAAGTAGCATAAACAGCATAAGGTAAATATCCTTTTTGAGGTTCAAATTCCGTACTTGTGGTAAAAACACTAAACCATTTCTTATCGTGATCGTAATTTCCACTTGTTTGAGCAGAACTTTGTCCAGGCCTAAGCATATGTGTTTTATTTCCCTTTTGACTTATTACTTTCCATCCATGATTTTGTAGCAAAGAAACTACATCAGCCCTTTCGTTATAATCATCAAATGTAGATAATCCATTTGTCTTAGATATTTTAGCTGACTTAGGTATTACTACCTCGTCAAAAACAGAATTAAACTGCCTTGCTATTGCAAATAAAGAATCTCTTTCTTCTGGAGTTATTTCTTGAATTGAATAATAATCTCCAAAAATCAATTTATAGCCGTTTGTAGGGTAGCAAACTATTTGCCCACCAATTCCCCTACTTTCAATTAATACTCGAACCTTGTCGCTATTAGATGCCTTTTCAGCGATTTTTAAAGCATCCTCTTGTGATTTACTATTTAGTAACTCAAATTTTAAGGTATCGTCGTATGTTTTCTTCTTTTCTTCGTATGTAGTTTCACGATTTGCTAATTTTAAATTACCTTCTACTTTTTTACACCGATAAAGAAAATGATAACCTCCGTTCTTAGTTTTCTGAACTACCATCTTATTCAACAAATCTTTATCATAAGAATTTACTATTCTTTTGTAATCGTTAAACAATTTGCCTGTTAAATCATACTTGCAATCAAAATCCAATGCTTCTAAGTTTCCTGAAATATCTCCACAAACTAATCCGACACCATAAGATTTACTTAAATCATATTTGGTTTTAGTTGTTTGCCAGTTCTTAACTGTAGGAACTTTCTTTTCATTAACAGGGATAAATTGTAGTCCTTCTATTTGATTCAGGTCGTTAAAGTTTTTTTCAGTATCCATCAATATGGTTTTTAATTTTTGAATCTAAATTATTTCTAAGCAATGTGTAAGAGAATAATACTTTAGAAAAGGAATCTATATTAGCATTTACACCTACCAAGTTAATACAGTTGCTTTCCATTCCAATAGGATAATTCAAAATTATGCTACAATTAAGCCTAAAAGCTAATAAAAATTCCTCAGTAGATAAATTTCCAAATCCGCAATCACTTAAAAAAACCATTAACTCTTGTACTAAAAAATCAAATTCAAATTCAGTTGGCGGCTTATTCATTCCCGTAATTGCACAAACTCTGTATATCAAATCTGTAAAATAGGCTTTAAAAACATTTTCATCTATCTCGGAAATTACTAATCCATTTTGCCTAGCTTGGAATATCTCCTTTTCTATTTTTTTCCATTTCAGCGATTTGGATTCTAGCTTCTCGTACTCTCCTATCCAAATAATGTTCCCCCTGTGATTGATCATACTTGATGTAATTTGTTTTTCCATTTTCTTGAGTTTTTTCTTTTAAAAAGTTTTCTTCTTGTTTAACTTTATTATGTAGAGTATTAATATTATTTACATTTTCATTTTCATTTTCCATATGTATGGTCATATGACCACTTTTAATAGATTTTTTATTTTTATGCTGATTTAAGCCAGACTTATTGTTATATCTCGATTCAACATATGATTTTCTCTTGTTTTTTTCTAGTTCTAACCTATCATTATACCATAATCCTTCTTTATCTTGAATAAACTTGTCCTTAATACGACCAAACATTTGACCTATCGTAAGACCTATCATATGTTCGGTCATATGACCTCTATTAAATTGCAACATAAGAAGCTCCATATAAGCACCCTTTTCTTCAAAAGTCATACCCATAGTCCCACCAATCCAATCGTTAGGGTAAAATAAAAATGCAGGATCTTTTGCCATTATATTTGTATTTATAATTATAAACTAAAATTAGTTCCCAATACTTCATTAATTATCTTTAATTTTTCATCAGATAAATTAATTATTCCTTGTATAAAAATTGAATACAAAGTTGGATATGGAATTTTAGTTTTCCTATTTAACCAAGCAAGATTTCTTTCTTGCTTATTTATTTCTTCTAAGATTAAATCTTTTGTTTCTTTTTTTTCCATTTTTATTATATTTTATTTATTGCTTTAAAAATTTCAAATGCTACTTGTGGTACTATTGCATTTCCTCCTGCTTTTATTGACTCTTTTCTCCATTTAGGAAAGGTAATAGAGTCCAATTTGGAGGAAATCCCATCATTTCGAGAACAAAGTGGGGATTGAGTTGGGAATTTGTCCCATCCCCCAAGTCTGCTGCTAAATGAGATTTCCCCTTTTGGGAAGGGCTGTTTTCTATCCCATTGGCATCCCTTGTTGTTGGTGTTGGCAGCATCCCCATTACTTGTGTCGCTAAGTTTGGCATCGTTGTTCCGTTTGGATATTTCTCCATCCTTGTTTTGAACTTTTTTAAATCCTGAACTTCTTCTCTTGTTGTTGGAGTGAGCAATAAACCAAATCCGTTCTCTTTTGTGCGGGGCATTGACACCTGCAGCAGGAATAACAAACGGTTGGACTTCATAACCTTCCCCTTCCAAGTCAGCACACACCTCATCGAATACCAATCCCCCCCCCAGCTAACAAGTCCACGAACATTTTCCCCAATAACCCATTCGGGTTGTATTTCTTTAATAGCTCTAAGCATCTCAGGAAAGAGATGTCTTTCATCGGCTTTCCCAAGTCTTTTTCCTGCTGTTGAATATGGTTGACAGGGGAATCCTCCTGTAAGGATGTCAATACTTCCTCTGTGAATAGAGAAATCTGTTTTAGTAATGTCATTATAACTAATTGAATTTGGAAAATGATGTTTTAAAACTTTTTGTCCAAATGGATTCCATTCACAATGAAATATATTTTCCCATCCCATCCATTCAGCAGCTAAATCAAAACCACCTATACCACTAAATAAACTTCCATGTCTCATTTGTTTTGTATTAATTTTTCACAAAGTAAAATATAAAGATTTAATCTACAAATTTTTTTTTTATAAAATTTTTTTATATTTTTGTTTTAATAAAAAATTAAACCCATGAAAACGACATCAAAGCATTTTACAGAAATAATACCAATAGGAGGTAATTTTACTGATATGGAAATATTAGTAGGCTATGATTTAATAACTATTCATCATCCAATTAGAATTGAAGAATGTCATGGTAGGCATGAGTTTAACGAGGATGAGGAAAAAGTATATCTAACAAGCGTTGAAATTGTAATAGATGGAATTGGTTTAGATATTTTATATAAATTAAATAATAAGCAAAAGCAAGTGATAATAGATCAATTAGAATTAAATCAATTATGATTAATTCAGAAAATATATATTTGTTAGCTAAGTTATTGAATTGCGAAATAAAAGTTGAAAGAGATGGAATTGTTTTTTATTATAGATATATAAATAATAAACTTTGTAAAATAATAAAAAATGTTTAAGTATTTTGTTCTTTATGTGGTAT